TGCCCTCTGCCTGGGCAGATACTGGATTGGGCTGTTGTTGGCTCATGCCACCGCCCCCAGCAACAAGTTTCATTAGATCGGGGGTCATGCTGACAACACCATGTACCAGTTACCCACTGTGCCGTTGTAGCTGTGAGCAATGAAAACGGCTGTTTTACCTGCGCCGACTGCGACGCCAGTGGCCGTGGCCACGTCGTTGATGGTGTCAGTGCCGGAGCCAAAAACTTGCAGGGAGTTTGCGCCTGCGTTGCGAACAATGATTTGTGAGCCAATTGCGCCAAGTTTGTTGGGCGTGGCCGTGACGGCTGGCAACATCACCGAGTCATTGCCGCTTGCAACGGTTGACACTTTGTTGAATTGCGCCGTCAATTGTGTTGCGCCAGTTTGACCGCCACCCGCCAAGGCCGTGATGCCTGTATCGGTGTTGGTTGCGGCTGGCGCAAAGGTCAAGTGACCAATTTGTGGTGGCGATGCTGGTGTGGCAGACATTGGAATTCCTTTGTTACAGAAACCGAACTTTTTGTATGACCCCTATTTTCATACAAAAAGGCTGGTATTCCCAGCCCCGGCAATCAGCCAGCAAGAATTACTTGCGACCTTTGCGACCTTTACGACGTGCCATGTTGCACCTCCTTAAAAAATGGTTGATAAAACGGGTGGATTTAGCGGCATTTCAGCCGCCGCGAATTAACGCTTGCTCTTACGAGCGTGACGCTTGGCTTTACGCATGGCAGGTTTCCTTGTCCATAAATGCAACCGGGCATTCTTGGCTGTCCCGTTTCACCAACCCCTGTTGACCGCAATATAACCTTTTTTTCAGGCTTGTCAAGGCTTCTTCTGTGCCGTTTGCGCCGCCTGCGCTTTTGCAGCCTCGGCTTCTTTTTTCTCAATCTCTTTGAGTTCTTCAAGAATCTCTTGTTCCATTGGCGGGTGGATCAGCTTGACAAACATGGAGCGCGTGATGGCTTTGGCTTTGAACAACTCTACGGCGTCGTGTTTCAAGTCTTCCATGAACACGGGGCTGGATGAGTGGGCGTCCACCTTGACCATGTAATCTTTGGTGAATTGCTCTGAAATAAATTTTGTGCCGTCGGGCATTTGCAACGGATCGGGGTTGTGCTGTTGATCCAGTTTCAAATACTTGGTTGCCAAAACTTCCAAGGCGTCTTCGATGACAAGTGCGCGTTTTTTTGGGCGCGACGATCCAAGTTTTGCCAGTTCGGATGCGTGGCCTCTGGAGCGCACACCGCTTTCACCACGTCCTGATAAGACGTTGGTGATGCCTGACATTTCAGAGAACATGGTGTCAATTTCTCGGATTTCTGAGAATGTATCGGCGGGAATTGTGGGTCTGAATTGTTCAACTTTGGCTCCCATATCTTGCGACGAAAGCACGCCGCCAACTCGGTCAAGCGCAAAATTCTTTTCGTCCAATAAACCCATCCAGCCCGTCAAAGCTGTTGGTGGTGACACTTGGCGATCCAGCAATTCTTTGACTTGCTTCAAGCGATGCTCACGCAAGTCTTGCAGTTTCATCAAATGCTCAACTTCCGAATAGCCCCAAAAATAATCGGGCGCTGGGTTCGGGCAAATTTGAATGAACGGGTGTTCGCCGTGGTAGAAAAAGTTTTCTCTGTCGTAAATGCACACGCTGCCCGACGCCATTGTGACCACTTGATAATCGTTTGCGTCGTCGTTCCATACCCATAGCTCCTGCATTTCGACCAGTTCTTCGGAAACCTTTGGGCGGTACATCAGCGACGACTGCAACGGCGCGTTGACGTTGCCAATCATGTTGGGCTGGAATTGGGATGTGATGATGCGCTGCACGCCAGCCGACATTTGCACCGTCTCGGATTGCGTGGTGCTCACCCGATCCATGATGGACTTCTTGTTGGGGTGAGCAATCAGATCACGCTCAAGTTGGGCTTTGGTTGTGTAGTAAACGTGGACAAAGGCTTCTTGCTTGTCCAGTTGGGTTTGGTCTTCACGAAGCACGCCAAACGATTGTGGGTCAACAAGGTACGGTGTGGTGTCTTTGTTGCGCTGGATCAGCTTGATAAACATGGAGTTGTACACCAGCGCCCAAACAACGCCTTGGCCAAAGTTGACGTCAGCGTTTGAATCAGACCACTTGTCGTTGAGCCTGCGAATCAATGGACCGATCTTGGCGTATTCATCTTTGTGTCGTTCGCCAGCGCCGAGGATGATTGAAAAGCGCGTGGTGTCGGCGGCAAACAAAAATGAGGCCAGCGTGTCGATGTGCGGGTAGACCTTGTTGTACTGCGCGGGTTCGGCGTCGGGTCCAGCGCCAAACAAAAAGTACGAGCGAAGCGTGTTGTATTGGGCAAGGCGGTCTTGGCGCGACACAAGGCATTTTTGCGCCAAGTCGGTGTAGAGCAACTCTCGCTCAATCGGGTTTGATGGAATTTTCATACTTGTACCTTCGAGTCATCTTTGGCGTGGACAACGATATTCTGCCTCCAATCGGGCAACGTCTGTTTAACGTCCGTCATGTTAACCGTGGGAGTCGCGCCAAGGTTTTGAGCTGCTTGGCCAGCGCCTTGTTCGGGCAATTGACCCCAGCCGCCACCCATGCCAACGCCGTATTTTTCACGAATGGCGTTGTTCAATTGCTCCATTTGATTGACTTTGTTGCTGTCAGGGCGTTTTACCGCTGCTGTGCCATGCTGATTGCTAATGTCAGTCATTTTGTAGTCTTTGGCAAGCATTTCGAGCGTTTTGTCAATGTTTTTTGTCCTGTCGGACGTTTTGATGCTTGTCGGGGTGAAAAACCGTCTTTCAACCGTGGTGCAACCCTTGGGGCACACGCCTTTGACGCTTTCAAACGCGCCGTGCGCCATACATAGCCATTCTTTTTTGACTGCCATCATTTTCTCCACAAAAATTTGGGCATTTTGCCCTGTAACGGTTGATTTACGACTTTGGAAAGGCTTGCGTTGGCCATGTTGACCCTAAATTGCTTTAGCGGCACGGGTGTTTCGTTTAAAACAAGCACTTTTCTGTTGTTTATTCGCTCAATTCGCCAGTATCCGGCCTCCCATTCGGGAATAAACCGAGTCAAGCGGCGCTGCAAACCCACGTTTACCGCCCTGTTGCCGTGGGCAACATTCCACAAATTCTGTGGGTCGATCTGAAAATGCCTTGCTAAAGTCACCAATGACAGCCTGTTGGGACTGACAACCTTGCGCTTTTCGTCCAAGCCGCCCGATACCGGGATGATGAGGGACAACAACCACTCTCTAATTTGCTTTTTGGGTAGCATATCCAATGGCTTTCAAGTAAGTTTGCACTTGAGTATTGGCCACGTTTTGCGGCATTGCGCCGTCGGCATTCTGTGAAGCGCGTGTCACACCCGACTGAACAAGGCGCAGGCGCACAAAGTCAATCCAAGCAATGGTGGCCAAGCACATGGCCACGGCTCTATCATCCTTGCTCCGACCTGGTGCACCTAGCGTGCCGTCTTCACGCACCACGTTTTTCATTTCGTCAAGGCAGTCAGTGGATTTGATGGTCAGCAAGCCGCGCTCAAAACAATCCTTCATGCCGTTGAACATACGTTCTTTGGTGTCGAAGGTGGTTTTCCAGTGGTATGCGCCGGGCGCTGAACTGATGGTGTCAGTGCGCTTGTACAAATAGTTTTGGATGTTGGACAACACATTGAACAAACCCGTGTTTTTGGAAATGTTGGCCTCCATCGCGGCAATGCGCTTCAGGTTGACCATCTCCGACCACACAGCTTGGCCGGGTCCGTTGATTTCCAAGTTGACCATGACATTGGGACCGTAAGCGCCAGCAAGATAACACAGCACCCAAGCAAATTGATAAGTATTGCACTCGGTAGTACAGAATTCAGCCACCTGCTCAATTTTGTCTGCGTAGCACCGCAGTACAACGATAGCAAAACGATCAGCCCACTCAGAAGACCCGTAAGCAGGATCAGCCCCAATAACATAGTAGCCTCCGGTTTTTGGCGAATCCCAAATCTTGAGCGTGGCCACTGAGGGCTTGCTTTCTACCAGCTCGGTGTCTTGAAAGTTGTCGCCCAGCAAGAATCGGTAGTAATCTGGTTTGAACTGCCGCGCCAGCTTGTAGCGGTCAGTGATGGTTTGTGAAGAAAAGAATTGCGACCCACTCATCACAAAAGCGTATTGCTCGGTGGGCGGAAATTCTTGGTACATCATGGTTTCGTCTTTGATGACCTCGGCCATCTTCCAACGCCACCATGCAATTTGTTCGGGCGTGATGTCAACGTCGTACAGTTGCTTGATTTCCCGTGTCCACGTTCTTTCCTCGGTGGT